GTTCTGCATCGTAATTTAAGGCCATACCAAATTTTCTAATTTCATCTGGGTATTTAAAAAAATTATCTATACAAGTTATTGGGAATTGATACATGACTTTCTTTTAAGCTTTCTGTGTTTTTCTAATAGCATCCTTTCCTTTTTTAAATATAGAAGCAACTTCTCTTTTACCCATAACTTTTGCTCGTTGTTCTCCAACAGTTAAAATTTGAATTTTTCTAGCAAACGGTTTAGATATTTTTTTAACTTTCGCAACCGTCTTTCTCGCATCTGTTGGCGTTGCAAACTTGATCTTAACAGTGTCACGCGGGTTTTCATCAGTATAAAGTCGTCTATCACTTCCTTTAGGCTTTTTTCCCGTTCCTACTTTTGGATCCGCCATGTAGAACTCCTTTCAAAGTTTTTGCTTGAGCAGCATGTGTCTTAGACGCTTTCTGCAAACCTTTCATAACTTTCTTAATTTTCATTTTTGCTTTTTTCATATTTCTCCTTCCAATATTTTGCTCTCTCTAGTCTTCTAATTCTATAATCTAATTTATCAAGACCAAATATTTTTTTAAAAAAATCTATTAACATTTCCATCTTCTTCTAGCCTGACGTAGTCTAGAATTAGGATCTTTTGCAGCTTTAGGAAACTTCTTCATTTGACCTGCGCTTCTTGCGCAGAAAGATTTACGTCTCTTAGCAGCTTTAGATCCTGGTTTGACTTTGCCAGTGACCGCTGTTTTTAATTTAGATCCAGGATTCTCTCTCCTGTATCTAGCAACTCCAGCCTTGGTCATGCCTGCACCAGACTTAGTTGACCTAAAATACTTTTTAGTTTTAGGTGGTTGTCTGTCTTGTCTTCTCACTAGATCATGCCTTTATAATATTTTCTGTAACTTGGATTTCCAGATACTTTTCCATCTACATCTAATTTTATAAAGCTTCCCATGTAACCACCTTGTGCAGCTTTAGCTCTTTTAGCAAAAGTTTTTACATTTGTTGGTTTACCACCAACGCCTTGAGCGACAGCTCTTTTTCTTTTAACTGCTGAACGTCTTTGTCCCTCAGACATAGATCTAGCTTTAGCTAATGGAACGCATTTTGGATATTTTCTTTTCGCATCTGCTTTTTGTTTTGAACGGCCACACTTTGAAAAAGAACCATCTTTCTTTTTACTTCCAATGTCCACCCATTTCTGTTTGAACCATTTATCTAAACCGTTCTTAGCCATGATTATTTATTTGGTCTTCGTGCTTTACCAAAACCTTTTATTTGTATACAGGCTTTACCACCCATACCAAGACCCTGTCTTCTTAATCTTTCAGTAGCCTCTGTAAGTCCACCTCCAGCTCTGTATATTCTACCACCCATGGCAGCTGGTTTACGTCCTTTAAAATCTTTTCTCTTTACACCAGACGGATCTTTAATTTTACCAGCGCATATTTTAGAAGCGTAAGCATTAGCGTATGCTGAAGGATACACTTTAAATTTTCGCTTTGCTGCGGCTTTACCTCTAGGACATAGTTTAGTCATTATCTTTTCCTTGCTGTTTGTGCAGCTCTTCTAAAGTTAGCTGCAGTTGGCGAACCTTTGGCTCCTTTTTTTCTCATCTTTTCTCCAGAGCCAGCAGCGATTCTTCTTTTTTTAGCTGCAATGTTTGCGTATAAACCTGGGCCAGCCATTATACTTTTCCGCCTTTTTTCATAAAGCCCATTTTATTTCTAACTTTTTTAGGTAGTTTTGATAAGCCTTTTTGTGTTTTAGGATCTACAGGTTTTAAATTACCGTCTTTTAACATAGATCTTTTTTTCATCATTCCGCCACCCATTTTTTTTACTCTGCCACCCATTTTGTATCCTTTAGGTGTAACTTGTTTATTATATAGTCTATTTGCCATTATTTTTTTCCTCCTTTAAATATTTGCGTTCCCTTTATACCATAAATACTCGCCACGACAAGGATCCATAAATTTGTGAACCACGACGGCAGCTGTTGGAACTGTTCAAAGAACTCTTTTATCTTTGCAGATGCAGCCGGATCCTCGCTGAAGACCCCGTACGCAATCACTAATATCGGCAGCGTAAGAACGACCAATACGAATTCGTCTTTCCAGTCCGATTGTCGGGCCTCTAGTAATTTTCCCGAATATTCCAACTCTCCAGAGGCCATCTTTTCTGCATGTTTGGCTTGTGCGTTAGCCATCATCATTTGTGTCTCTTTTTTCTTCTTATAAATGTGCGAACCAGCGTTTACTGCAAGTTTTAGTGCACCTAATATTGGAAATGCCATAAATTTACTCCTCTCCTCTAACAATTGATACTTGATTAGGTATTTTATCTGTTGATGGTATAGTTTTACTTAAAATTGTTTTTTGAATTGATGTATCTGCACGTAATTTAGCTAATTCTTCGTTCTGTTCTCTCTTTTCATCTTGGTTTTGGTCATTCATCATAGCTCTCATACGCTCTAAGTTTAATCTTTCCTCTCCTTCCTTCTCTTTTCTAGCATCATCTTTAGCTTTTAAGTCTAATTCTCTTGCTCTTAACGCTGCAACAGGGTCATTATCAAATTGAGAAGTTATTCTTTTTTCTTCTTTAGCAAAATCATCCATCATTTCTGATATTAAAACAGATTTTCTGGCTTCTATTCTCTCTGACAGCATTCTTACTTGTTGTTGTAGCTGTGGATTCTGCATTGCCATCTGTTGCATCTGTGCAAGTTGAGGTAATTCTTGTTTAAACTCCATTTCAATTTGTTCTTGTGCCATTAAACTAATGTGTTCTAAAATATTTTTTTGTATTGCAGCACCTATTGCAGGTGAATTCTTTACCATATTGGTTTCCATAAAATTTAAGTGTGCAGTAATGTGTGCTTGATGATCCTGGCCAGGAAATGCTTGAAAAGGTTTACCAGCTAATGCATCGATGTGCTCTAATGCAGGATCTTTTGGAACTGGTTGCTCTGGTCTTTTTAAAATTAAATCAATATCTTTTACCCCCAATGCCTCATACATATTTCGATACACTTCGTATTGATTATGTATTTGAGGGTTCGAGGCAGCCAGTTGCATTTCCGTCTGAGCTAAAGATATCCTTTGCGTCTGGCTGAAGATATTTGGATCTGCAACTGGTAAGATGTCAACACGATCATCAAAATCTACTTGTTTAATTTGATTTTGTCCACCGATAACATCATAGGGGTAAACTGGAGGTAAGTATGTTTTAAATACTCTAGCCAAAATTGTAAATTCTTTTTTCATCGCAGCGTACATTCTTTTATGGATCGCTGACATTACACGCGATCCTCTTTCCAACATAGCGACTGTCGTGCCCACTGCTGCTTGTTGGTTCCCGTCTCCTACCTGCAGGTCGGCAATAGATGCAAATCTTTGCCCTGCTTGTACCACGACACCCATAAGTTGTAATAAAGTGCTTGATGGTTCTTTAAACGGTAACGTCATAAATGCATCTTTTAAGTTTCCTCCAGGTGCATCAACATCCCTAAACTCACCAGGTTGAATAGATTGTGCCTCGTCTCTCATTTTGATACCACGCATCTTGAATCCAGCGGGTAAGTTAGACAAGGTTCCAGCGTCCAACAGTTGTCTCAATGCAGCTGTTGCTGTTCTAGATAATCCACCTATCATGTGAGTTAAACCAAAACCGTAAAAACCTAAACCAGGTAAAAATTTAAAATGTACAAAATAATTAATTTTATTTTTATTTATATCGTTTGCTTCAAAGTTTCTTCTAATAGACAATACTTTTCTTGTGCCCTCTTCAACAGTTACAATGTATGGAAGTTTAATTCCTGTTGGCTCTCCGTCTGATCCAACATCTTCAAAGCCCTCTAAGTCTAAAGTAACGTGACATTCTAAAAGTGTATACATTCTTTGATCACGTCCTTTTGAAGTTCCATCTAGTTCTCTTTCAGCTTTTTCAGAACTAGTCTCTTCCATATAAGCTGGGTTTATTTCTATGTCTCGATAAAATCCACCAACCTGTTGTTTTCTTAATTCGTTTTCTGTCATACGAACTCTGTGTATTACAGATTCACAATCATCTAATGAAGTTGCAGTATATGGCACAACGATGTCATCCGCTGGAACATATTTTGAAACAGCTCTTTTCATAATTTCATCGTAGTAAACTTTTTTAAATGCAGAACCTGCAAGCGGTAAATAAAATAACATTTGATCAAACTCTGCTTCGTACTCTGTCATCTCAGACATAATCTGATAGTTCATAAATTCTTTTACTCTTTGTGACTGAGCTTCTTTTTCAGATGTAGGCATTCCAACTATTTGAGTTCTAACTGGACCTTGCGCTGGTAATAATTCTTTATAAGCTAATGCTTGAAACTGGGTGACAGCTTCTGCTAACACTGGGTGAGTCGCGCCGCTCGCTCCTCGAAACGGCTCTGTTCTATCGTCGTAATTAAAACCTAACAGTTCTAATCCTGATGTATAAGTTTTCTCCCAATCTTTTCTTGATGCTTTGTAGTCTGTATAATTTTCATACATTTGACTTCCTAATGGATCTAAAACATCGTCAGGTAATAATTCTGCTAAATTAGAAAAGTGATTAACGGTTCCTTCTATATTTACTGCTGATGGATCAAAGTCTATATCTACACTTCCGTCTTCGTTCTGTTGAACTTCAACAGGTCCTTTTGTTTGTTGAGAAAGTTCTTTCTCTAACTCTACTTGAATCTCTTCCGCGCTAGGAATATTAACTTCTTTTCTTACCTCGTTGGGTAAGGCTTTGTCTATTTCTGCCATTTATTTTCTCCAGTTTTACCGTCTTAACAGTATTATATCCAATATTCAAGCCTTGTGGATTGGGTCCTCGTTTTGGTGGAGGTCCAGATTTTTTGCCTTTAATCACTATAAATCTTTACTGCCTCCTTTAATGGCTTTGTCTACTCTTCCACCTTTAAATAATTTTTTTATAGGCCCTGAAAATAAACTTGTTCCTGATCTAATTGATTTTAACGCTCCAGTTCCTCCTCCACCTCTGACCTTGTTTAATTTTTTTTCTATTTTTTTTAATTTAGCTTCTGAACTTTCTATTCTAATACTAGGTTCTTTTGGCCGATCAAAACTTATGTTATCTGAAAAAATTTGATAACTTTTAGATTCTTTAATTAAAGATCTAGCTTTTTTCTTTGCTTCTTCTAAATTATTTGCATTGACTGTAATTTGTCCTATTTTAGAATTTTGAGGTAGTTTTCTGCCATCCTCAAACTCTTGTGGTCCTATAATTTTATAATCAAATTTAAATTCAGCCATTAGTAATACGTCCTTTTAATTTTAGTAATTTTCTCTTCTTCATAATCTTCAGGGTGTGGTACCAAACCTCCCTGTCTAAATCGCATCACAGCTTGTGTCATACTATCGACCAAGTCATCATGATCACCATACGGAAAAGCTGCACACTCTTCAACCACCTCTTCTGCAAACTTTTCTTCAGGAGCCCATATCATACCAGATTCAAACAAAGGTGCAACTGCATTTACTCTGGCATGCTTATCGTTTCCTTTTGACGGGGTGTAGTTGACTACGGGTATACCCATATTCCTCAACTCGTACGTTAGTGGCAGTCCACTAGCTTTTGCCTCAATCAACACTGTTTCAGGTTTCCAGTAATCATACTGCTCTTTTGCAACACGTCTTAGTTCTGGAAACTCGTATCTACCTTTTAATGCATCAACCAGTATTAACTGCTGCGGACTATCTTCATTCTCACGAAAGACACCCCACGTAGTTATAGCACTATAGTCGGCTGTTTCTTTTTTCATAAACGCAGTATCATAGGATTGTATAATATGTTCTAATAGTGGCATGTCTTCTTTCTCCCAAACGTTCCACCACTCACGTTTTATAATAGCACCTTCTTCTGATGTAGGATTCTGCATCCACTGCGCATTCCATTTACCAATCGATAAAGAAGCTTTAACAGTTTCTAATTCTTCTAATTTCCAATACTCAGGCCATACTGGTTCGTTGCTTGGCATGATAGCAGGAAACTCTACAAGCTCCCACTGATCTGACTTTGCTTCTTTTTGATGTTTTAATAATTGTCCTGTTAGATCTTTTGTATTCCATCTTGTCATTACACAAACGATAGCTCCACCTGGCTGAAGCCTTTGACGTGGTCCTGATGTATACCATTCGTACGCTCGCTCCAACGCTGTCATATTCATAGCGTCTTGCTCTGAGTGCGGATCATCGATTATAAGTAGATCTGCACCACGACCTGTAATTGCACCACCAACACCAGATGCAAAGTATTCACCACCTTGTTCTGTTTCCCACCTGCCCGCTGCTTGACTATCTTCTCTGAGTCTTGTCTCGAACACTTTTTTGTAATCTTCACTATCCATTAACGTTTTGGCTTTACGACCGAATCTAATCGCAAGTTCCCCGGTGTGAGTTGTTTGAATTATTTTAAGTTTAGGATTTCTACCAATCATCCAAGCGGGCAGCAAGGAGCTAGCGAACTCTGACTTGGTATGTCTTGGTGGCATGTTGACTATCAGTCTTTTAATTTTGCCTTGCGCTATCTGATTAAACTTATCTCCAATGATCTTATGGTGCTCGCCTTCTATAAACTCAGGCCACATGTGTTTGGCAAATGACAGGAAGTCATCTTTGACTTGTAATATCTTCTTCTTTTCATCAAGCTTCAGATACATCTTCATGAAGTCTTTTTTCACGTCTGGTGGGAGTTTTTTTATTTTGTCTAAATCAATATGCATTTGAAAAAAATTTTTTGTAAAATTTTTTGGTTAATGTTTCCAACGATTGTTAATTTATTCGGTATTCTCCCAGAAAGCAATAACGATTTTGGGGTGGTAAACCGTACAAATCCGACAATATTGACCTGCGTTAGTAACATATTTTCTCGCTAAATAATTTAAAAATTTAAGATTTTAGAATTTTAGGGTTTGTGTTGGTACCTCTATTTGGATTTTAAAACCCGCCACGCGTGGCGCGTGACGGGTTGCGAGTGACTAGCGTCTATTTACTTTTTTTATACAATGCTCGCTTGCGCGCTTGTTGTATAAACTCTATTTTTTTAATTCCTATTCCGTTTTTATATGGAATTACTTTATAGGGCGTGGGACTTTCGAGCCCCGTCTTAATCGCGTCTTTTATGTAATACTTCCACGTTGTAGCTTGAAGGTGATCTTCAGGCGTCCCGTCTCTTAATTTGTTTATATCCATATTTTTAACCTCACTTTCATAATAGGACTTTATAGGATTAATTTTCATAATCAAGTTTTATTTTAAATTATTTTTTAGAATGATTTTAATTAGCGTTTTCTAGTCTCTAGTTTCACGTGAAACAACCTAGACGCGAGTTGCTCGTAGCGAGAAGGTTTTAACTAGCTGCGGGCGGCGTGTGATTGCCTAATTATGACTTTTAATAACTTATATATTGTAATGATTATAAATAGCAAAAAAACTAGTAATAGTTGTAAAAACAGCTTGAAAAATAGATCTGAAAATAAATTTATTTTTAGAGTACAAAACGCTTGAATTCAATTTTAAATTGGTTTAATACTTATGGGATATTAAATTGAAAAATAGGAGTAAATTAATATGAAAAATGAAACAATAGAAGCAATAGAAAAAATAGGTAATGAGGCGCAATTGCGCAACGATAAAGAATTTAAAGAAAATAAAAAAAATATTAATTTTTCTTTAAAAGGTCACAATAAATATTATTACGCTTATCAATGCGCGTTATTTACTAAAAATGTAAATCAATATGGATTTGGACATATTACTGTTGAGATGATTAAAAAAAACGGCGTTTGTTTTAATAAATATTCAATTAACAATGGTTATAATCAATATTGCCGAGATATGAAGCGTTTTAATAGTAAAGAAGAATTACTAGGTTTTATTATTGGATATAATGAAGCCATAACAAATAATTACGCTGAAATTTTAGGTTATAATTATTATGATTATAAAGCCAAAAAAAATTAAAAAAATAACTTGCAATCCAGAAAAAAATAAGTATTTAATTATAGGATATTAACTTAACATAAAGGATGTAAATATATGAGTAAGTCAACATATCCGACTAAATATCAGTTGGAACATTTAAAAAGGCGTATCAATAATGAGATTGACCCTTTAATAGATCAAGCGCAATTAAGCGTTAAATCAATTGTTGCGGATTTAACTGAAACCGCAGAATTGAAACTTGCCAAAAAAATAAAAGCAGATGTTGTTATAAAAGAGCTTGAACAAGCTATCGAAAATTTAGAAATAAAACAACGGAAGGCGCAAACGTTTTTTGGTAAAATTAAAGACCCTAAACTTAAAGACAAATTAAGTTATGTGTTCGATAAAAAAGATCGAGACAGTTATTATGGAGGGTCTTATAATAAAGGTATAATGCCTGATGATTGTAGAGAACAATTAAGAAAATGGGCGCAATATCTAGCTGAAATCGAGGCAGAAAAAACACCAGAAGGCGCGAAAGTTAAAGAACTGAAATTGTATAAACAAAGCGCAATTAATTCAGTTTTTGAGTGTGGCGTCCCAGAACAATTAAATACTGTATTAGAGAAGGTTTTATCAGGTGTAGGGATTATCTGGAATAAAACCAAAGCGCTACAAATCGAAAATAAAACTTATAACTAATGAATACAGTTTTTGATGATAAATCACTTCTTGAATTTTTTAAAACTATTCGAGATGTTAACGAAGCGCAAAAAGAATTAAATCATATAACTAATAAAAGAATAGCGTTATTAGAAAAAAGAATAAATGATTTTAATTCTTTAAAGCCTTTAAAATTAACGCCTGATATGGAATTATAAAAATAGGCGTTGCAATATGGGACAATATAATTTATTGTCCCATATTAGAAATTTAGAAATTATGAAAGTTAAAGAATACACAAATACACAAAACTACATTAATAGCAAAAAAGAAATTAAGTTATTAACAAAAAAAGATTTATTAGTAATGGTTGAGCCTCAATACTATGATGAATTTAAAAAATGGGCAGTTAAAGATTTAAGAGAATATTTTAATATTACACACAAAGTTGACGGTGAATACATAGACGCGCGCGGTAAGTGTTTTAAATGTTTAACGCCTTTAAGATATGATTATACACAATTTGAGAATTATTGTCAGGATTGCTAATTATGAAATTATTAAAAATAAAAATTGGGGGTGGCAAATTTCGGCAGTTGCTTAAATGTTGCGACAGCATAACAGCCCCCAAAAAATTATAGGTTTACTTATAAAAAAATAAAATGAAATTATACAAATCAAAAAAATTACTGAATATAGATAATAACCCTAAAACTATAAAGGGCCAAAAATATAATTATATGACCGCAATTTTATATTTAGCGCCCGCACGTACTAGCGGTTATAATGTATGTCCACTAGCTAGCGCGGGTTGTAAGGCTAGCTGTTTAAATACAGCGGGGCGGGGTCAAATGGGATCAGTACAATTAGGCCGTATCAATAAAACAAAATATTATTTTTTAGAGCGTGAAAACTTTTTAAATCAATTGCGAGAAGAAATTAACAGACATATAAGACGTTGCAAAAATAAAGGGTTTAAGCCCGCTGTAAGATTAAACGGAACGAGTGACATTGATTGGAATATACACGGGCTATATGAAGAATTTAAACAAGTTAAATTTTATGAGTATACCAAAATATATAAACGGGCTTTAAATTATGCTTTAGGTAAATATCCAAAAAATTATCATTTAACATATAGTTTAAATGAAGATAACAAACCGCAAGCGCTCGACATATTAAAACGGGGCGGGAATATTAGCGCTGTTTTTAGAGATAAAAAACTTCCTAAAAGATTTTTAAATCATAAAGTTTTTAATGGTGATAAATCAGATTTAAGATTTAACGACCCGAAAAATGTAATAGTTGGTTTATATGCTAAAGGGCGGGCGTTAAAAGATCAAACGGGATTTGTGCAAGATGTTTAATTTTGTACGGATAGAAGGGCTTAACAACCGATGTACACGGGCGCAGGCTCCGTTGAGTAGCGCAGTTAAGCCCTTTTTAAAAATTAACGGATTTGTGCAAGATGTTTAATTTTGTGCAATTAATTATGGTACGTGTAAAGGGGCTTGCGTTTAAATTTTGCCCGCTTGACTACTAGCAAGGGTTGATCGCTTGTGAGTGATTAATGTCATATAGAAATAGCCATAATTTAAAATTAACAAGCGCGCAAGCGAGCGAGCAGAAGGGATAATATGAAAGCAAAAAAATTAGCCTCAATGTGTGGTTATTTTAATGACTATAATAATTTTGGTGATGGTATTGATATGGGACAAATTAATTTTGATGGTGATACATTAAAATCTACAAGAGAGATTTTAAATGGTAAAGATTGTATTGTTTCTAGAATTACTGATAAAAAAGGTAATACTAGAATATCACAAATTGAATACCCATTAATTTACGCAGATGAACAAACGAGCGAGCAGAAGGGATAATATGAAAAAGAAAAAATATAAAATTGTAGCAAGTCAAACTATTTATGCAACTTATGAAATAGAGATTAAAGCAAGAAATGAAATAGAAGCAAAAAATATTGCTTTAAATAAACCCACTAGTGAATGGGATGATGAACGATTTGAAAATGGTGATGCTTTAGATGTTGATGAAATAGAGGTGGTACACGAGTGAAAAAACAAAAATGGATAGGTTTTAAGAAACCTAAATATATAGGTATTGACTTTGATTGTAAGGGCAATCCCTTAATAGATTGGCAAGAAACATTAAAATTAAAAATGGATAGAGATACCGTTGGTTATGATTTTAAAGTTGTTGCATATAAAAAAGTACAAAGTTGTATGGAGGATTAATGACACAACGAGATGAAGGACACGACTATCGAGATAGTAAGAATAAAGCAGAAGAATACGAACGAGAAAAAAAATATCCCGCAATTATCGATATGGTGATAAGTTGGTTAAATTCTAATATAAATGATTATCCAAACGAAGAAGAGAACGAGCAAATGATTGCAAGTGAAAGAATTAGCAAACAATTACTATCAGAAGATAGTGCAGACTTAAAAGAAAAAATAGAATTAGCATTAGACCCAAGCACAACCAAAAAACAAATAGAGGACGGGGATTTATGAACATAATTAAGTATGACAAGACAAGACCGTAAAAAAGAAAATTTAGAATTAGAATTAAAACAAGAATATTTAGATATTTTTGATAAATTTTTAGACGATATGGCAGATTTTAAGCAATTAAATGATAAGGACTACGATACTATTCATAATATTTTCACAAAGTTAGGCGGTCAAAAATAGTTTTACAATCTTCAAGATTTTCTGCCATAGGTTTTATTTTTAATCCTTTTTCTATTAAGTCATTTATTTGATTTCCGACATATAGACATACACGCGCGCGCGTAGGGTCATCAACCAATATAAAAGTATTGATTGGATGTCGAATATGAAAACTAATCTGATGTGGTGAAAATCTTATTTTATTACCAGATCGAACAACTTTTAATTCTAGTGTAAAGAAAAAATTATTGACATAGCCAAGAAGATCAGGCGTGCCTAGACTACTTGTGTTTTCAATTCTAGTCCATTTAATTGAAGGTGTATTTTTTTTAATGTATTGCCAAAACTGACTTTCATTTCTTGCCATGTTTTTTTGCTTGCAGATTAAAATGTATAAATCTAAACGGGTCAATACCATTATCAACACTAAATTGATGAGGTAACCAAGAATTAAATAATAACAATGTACCAGGTTTTACAGAAACAATTTGCCGTTCCATTGCGGGACATAGTTTAGTGTGATCTTTAATAGGTAAATTTAACATCATACGACCCGCACGAGGGTCATGAAACACGGGCTTAGAAGTTCGATTTGAACACTCAACAAAGTAAAAACCTGAAATATGGTTATCCCAATGAACGTGCGTATCTTGATGGCCTCCACCTTCATGCGCAAATTTTTGAATCCACATCTCAGTATAGTCAATAGAATAATCTGACAAGTCAAAACCTTGGTTTTCTAAAATATTTCTAGCTGTATTTCGTATCAATAATTCAAAATTATCAAATCTTTCATCTTTATACATTTCAGCGCTTGAATGATAAGACATGCCATGATCTTTAACGTCTGTTTTAAATTTTTTATTTCTTTCATCAATTGATTTTTGTTTATTTGATATGGCCTTGTCTGTATATTCATCACAAACAGACATAAAATCTTTATTTTTTAGATATTCTGGAAGATCTGCTTTGTAAAGTATGGTATCAAATAAAGAAAAAGAGTGTAATTCACTCATTAGAGTATAATTCCACCGTGATCTTTAATAACTTTGCCCATTGGAGCCTTTTGAGGTATGACTTCGATCACAATTCTATGTGTTTCTCTTGCACCAATGATTTGATTTTCTAAAAGTTTGATTGATTTAATATCATGGTACACGCCATCCATAGTCATGACTTGCATACGGGCAGATTTTACAGTTTCAGCTTTCAAAAACTTATCTAATACTTGACGTATTAATTTTGCATCTATCATTAATTTGACTTGTACCTTAAATTACTTTATACGTCAATACATGGGAGTTCCTAAAAGATTAACAGAGAAACAAATCAAGTTTGCTCAATTAATTGTAGCTAATGAAGGTCGAATGAATGGCACGGAGTGCGCAAAAGAGGCTGGATACGGCGAAGCGGCAAGAATTAGAGCATACGAATTACAGAACCCCAAAAAATACCCTCTAGTTGTTAAATACATTGGTGAGCTTCGTGAAGAAAATCAAAAAAAGTATGCCGTTACTTTTGAAAGACATATAACGGAGCTTGCCAAAATTAGAGAAACTGCATTGAAGAAGGGTGCGTTCTCTGCTGCAACAAATGCAGAAGTTGCACGTGGTAAAGCTGCGGGCTTGTATGTTGAACAGAAAATAATTCGGACCGGGAAGATAGATGATTTGAGTGCAGAGGAGCTAGAGACGAGGATGAAAGATATTATCGATCAATATTCACCTATACTTGAAAACGTTGAAGTTAAAGACATGACAGATAAAATTAAAAAAGATGTAAAAAAGTCAAGGCTTCCAAAACTAAAAAAACTTAATTAATTTTTTTAATAGATTGTATTACGGCTGTTGGAATAATAGTCGTATTGCCTATACTGTCAAATGTTGGTTTGTCTTTTGTTTTTATATAGTCTGTAAATATTCTTGTGACACCATTTTTTTGACTAACAAGGTAACCTTTTGATACACATGTTGGCAATTCCTCTTTATTTAATTCTTTTGTATCGGACCAGCCCGCATTTCCCTCGATATCACTCCAATGTATTTCCACAAATGGGTATGCCTCAATCTTGTTTCCTAAAGATTTTAAATTGAGTGGAATAATTTTCTTGTTTCTCACTCTTCTTTTTGTTTTTCTCTTCTGTCTTCTTTTTGGCATAGTAATATTTCGGATTGTGTTTGAAATTAAATTTATCCCAAAAATCTTTTTCTGTCATCATGCTAATTACACATTTCTTTCCACACTTTCAAATTGAAATAAGCCGCTATTATTGCGGGTTTCCACATTTTCCACATTTTTGATTTCAAAAGTGTGGAAGATACTATTGTTGCCTAGTGCGAATAATAATCAATTTATGCCTCATTTCCACAAATAAAGACTCAAAATATTTTTTGACTTATGTACGACCGAAAAGTTTTTGAAAAACGTGGAAAGTGTGGAAACTGCACTTTGTCCTTATATTTCAATGGTTTACAAGTTTCAAATCTTCCACGTTTTCCACACTTTTGAAAAAAAAATTCATTTTATGCGGGTTTTTGATACCCTTTTCCACACTTTTGCCTCTAAATTTTGTAAAATCGACATAAAAAATTTTTGCAAATGTCGTTTTACGCGGGTTTTTGATACCCTCTTCCACATTTTTGGTTTGCAAAAAGTGTGGCAATTTTATGATTTGGCCACATTTTTGCCATAATATGCGTCAATGCGTCTCAACCACTCCCATTTCCACTTCCTAAACTCTGCTCCGTTCACGATAAAACGTTGGAAGAAATTATCTGGTGTACACATCAAAATCACTCCCTGCTCGATCCTCGTTCCATAGACTTGGTCATGAGCCATAGCATAGGCCACTAGCTGTATCTTATAATCTTCTATCCACTCGTCACGTTTGGGCTTGTTTGACTGTTTAAAGTCTATTATACTTTCGCGCCCCTGATAAATTCCACACATATCCGTTTGTCCCGCATACAGCCCAGGATAATGTAGCGTGCACTCAACACCCCAGATCTCTTCTAAGTCCATGAAGCCTTTATCAATAATAGTTTGCCCCATGCTGCTCGCTTCTCGTCCCACGTCAGTTAAATCTAGCACATTACCGCCCTTGAGGTGAGTTTCCAAATAACTATGCATCGCGGTGCCCCGTAGAGCAGCCGTATTTTTAATTCTATCGGCCTCCGTGGCACCTACCCTATCTTTCCACCGGGCTAAACTCTCAGCTTTCTCTTCGCTTTGCGTGCCAGATATAATAGTCGTTACAGACGGTAGTTTCTCGTCACCAACTTCGTACTTCCTAGTGCCATCAATATTAGATCTAACAGTTTTAGGGTATTTATAAAGTTTATTCCACTTCATCATCTTTTTTTTCTGCGTAATTTATTATAAAAAGTATAATAACACTCGCTATCAAAATTAATAGCATACCTATTATAAACATACCTAATCCGTAAAAAAATGTCATTCTAAACTCATATATTGTTTATACTCATCAAGAGATACTACCTTATCATTCAATACTTTTAATTTGCGATCAGAATAATGATCTATAATTTTTTGTATACCTTCCATCTTCACATGAGCATATGGAAACAAGGCACAAGAAACGTAGAACGCGTCTCTAAATTGACAACGCCAACGCCATTGTTTTTTCCAACCGACCGTATAAGCAGTTTTATATCTTTTTTCACCAACTGTGCCTACACCCAATACTTCATGAACCCAACGCAGAATAGATTGGTCCGTCATGGCCATCTCCATTCTTATACTCCAGGTGGGGTATGCTTTTTTATTATGCGTTCGTTTACGCATGTATTGTTTATATTGAATACTACCCTCGCCGTCAAACAGCCCAGCGATATAAGCTATGTCAGTATCCTTCATTCAGGATCTGTTATTTCTTGCAACACTACAATTCTACTTTGTAGTCTATTAATCTCATCTAGATGTTGCTCGACCCTCGTATATAAACCACCAAACAATGCCTCTGGATGCTCGTCGTTCGTTTCCATACTTAAGACTTTACGTAACTTCTTCTCCTCATCTATGACAGCATTAAACTGACGTTTAATCACTCTCTTTACTGTTGTCTTGTTCATCTTTTTTAATCTCCTTTAGTTTTTTAAGGTCTTTATATTTAATAGAGTCATTGACGTTACCTGATACAGATATACGTACACAATCACTCTTGAACGGAAACACCCAATGTTTTAATGATGCAGGAAAAATAAACATGTCTCCCTCTTCAGGGAAGAAAGAATGATGACTTATGTAATTTCTAGATCCCTCACCATATATAAATGTTAATCCACCAGGGCCTGCGCTACGTCCTTTATATTTATTTCTTTCTTCTATTAACTCTTTCGGCATTTGTAAGAATATAACCCAAGACAAAGTTCCGCCGTGGTCGTGCGGTGGGTTGAAGTCACCGGGTCCTTGAAAGTTTGCCCACAACGCCTCGATTAGATACTGTTGCTTGAACGTATCGATAGTAGAACCTACCTCTGGTGCCCACTTTGATTGTGCATCTGCATACATCTCAAAGACGGTATGGAAGAAAGGCTTAAACATTTCTATATCTCTAAAGCCCACCTCCTTGGTGATCACCCCTGCAAGATTCTTTTCAAAATCTTTACTACTTGCGTGTGCCTCGCTTAAAAGTTTTTTACGAAGATCATCAGGTATTTTAAACTTAACCAATAACGGCCCCCATCTAAACATCTGATAATCTAGACGTATCTTCTCACTCATCTTTTCTCCATTTCTAGTATTTGTATATACTCGTTTAATCGATCTACTTCTTTCGCTTGAGTTAAGTTATCTCTTTCTAGCTCCTTGATCCTTTTCCCTGCTTTCTTGCATGCAGTTTTAAGAATATCTTTTTGTTTTTGTAGTTGATCTATTCTTTCTTCTAGATCGTGAGGTCCTCTATCATTCACCTTTTTCTATGCCTCCATATATCCCTGCACCAATATTAATCATATCAGTTGTACTTAGTGCGCAGTGATTTAAGCAAAGGGTAATTATCAAAATACTCATCAAATTCTTTATCATAAATCTCTCCTTTCGAATTGCAAGTAACACATTGCATTACCGTATCGTTTGCGGGATTTGTTGTTTTTTTAACTTTAACAAAACCATTGCCAGAACAATTAGGACATATCTTTTTTTGATTTGTCATCTTTCTCTTCTACTGGTTTTAATGATGCTACCATTCCAATAATTTGTGCTACTTCTGCGTATGGTCTTGCCATAAGATATTTTAAAAGCTGCTCTCTTTGTTCTTTTGTCATCTGTAACATTATTTCTCCTTTATCTTTCCATTTAACTTTTCTACTTTTTCGTTCACTAAAATATTTATAGTCTGACTTCTACTCAAGGTAGTGTTTGGCTGTATAATGCGCCTGATCTTATCTATTTTAGTATATGTATCTTTGGACAGTGATACGTTTTTGTATTTGCTTATGTCCGTCATATAATGTATCCTTTCATATTTGATGTAGGATAATATATAACTTTCTAAGGGATTGTCAATGACAAAATTTATTATATTCGTGTGGATGTGTAGTAGTGTGGCTCAACAGTGTATACCAGGTGTAGTGACACAGAAAGTTTTTGATAATTATAAAGAATGTGCAGTGTTTGGTTATGATTATTCATCAAATGTATTAAACAACATGTCTACTGAAGATATGGAAAAATATAGAACCACTATTCTATTTGAATGTAGAGAAGATATCACCACTTAATTTCTACACATACATCCATAAAATTCACCACTACCATCTTTCATAACATGAGCGTTAACAGGATAGTCATGATAAGTTGTAAGATGCAATCTCAATATATCACAAAGATCAAAGCAATCTGCTTTTCCCAATAATAACATACCCTCCGTCATTTGCTTTGTGACAGCTACTAATTGATACAACCCGTCGTTTAGAAGTATTAATTCCATCTGCAACCTCCTTTATTTTTTTATACCAAAGATCTTTAAATTTAGGATCTTTAGTTCTATCCCAATCTCTTGCTATTTCGTCTATTTCTTCTAATTGTTTCTGCATTTCTTGTGCCTAGTTCTATTATACTTTTTATTCTTTTTGCTTTTAACTCTACATCCACGCCATAAGGCCGCCACGCCTTCTTCATTAAGTTTAGTTCTAATATAAATGTAGACCACTGACTTTGTGATATGCCGTTAACATTTAGTGTTACTGTTTTCATATGCTCCTTTCTTACGGGCAGTTATTATCTAGTTCATGCCCAGGAACGAATCAGTATAGGATATTTTGGGAGGACAGTCAACTATTGTGGACGACCTTGACGGTTGTATTTTTTGCTACTTCTTTTAACGTTTTTGTTTAGTTTTTTACTGTGCCTACGTGGACGTTTTCTAGGCTTTGGCCTCTCTACAAATGCTTTAAACTTTCTCGCCATGTTTCTTTAAAAATTTTTTATCACTTTCACTAAGTTGTATATAACTAATCCTACCATTAATATGTTGTTTGGTATCTGCACCACAATTTGTGCATCTATAAAATTCAGATACTATTGCCACTAATATAGAGTCCTCCTCACAATGTTTACAGTAACCTGTAACTGTGTCTATATTGTGGAAGTCAAAAATTAATTTCTTCACACTAAATCTTTCGCTCTACCTAGTATTGGCTTATATTTAGTTTTACCCTCAGATTTATAAGCATGCAAGAAAGATGCACGTCTACCTTCAGGTATATAACTACAATGTATCCACCCACTATTTGGTTCACCAGGTGTATAGTATTCTAATATCAATTGATCATAATCTAAGTTATTCTTGATCCAGTCAGCCAATTCAGCGTTGTCGGTTCCCATCACTTCGAAATCCGCCGCTTCTGATTTTGCATGTTGGCTGTTCGCTGAACTTCCGATAGCCATACACAACTCTACGCTGCGGTAGCCGCTCGTCACTTTGACCCTGCCAAAATGATCACGCACTGGTTGTAAAATATTTTCACACAATGCTTTTAGTTTTTCTATCTGATCGGCATTAGGATTGTTATCAATACCCTTCCTAATAGCAGTGTCTGATTTAATTAACTCTTGAAGAGTGAAGTTCCGTGAAAGGTTCATCAAATTAG